GTGCCAACGAGAAGCTCACGCGTGAGGTAACGCGCTACAAGGTGGGAATCGCGGAGAAAGTCGACCCGACTCTGATCAGTCGGATTCAGGGTGACGACGAGGCCGCGATGATCGCTGATGCGAAGGAAGTCGCCAAGTTCAACCCGGGCGTGAAGCCGCCCAAGGCGGACCCGACGCAGGGTCGGAAGGGCGATGGTTCTTCCGGCCTCTCCAAGCAGGACCAGTTGAGCGACGTGCTCGACGGCCTGTTCGACAAGCAAGACTGAAAGGAAGTGAAAACCTATGGTCGATATCGCAACGACCACCAACGGGGTACTACTGCCCCCGGAAATCTCGGGTGAAATCTGGCAGGGAGTCCTCGAAGGCTCCGTCGTCCAGCAGCTGACCCCGCAGATCGACCTCCCCGGCAACGGTGTCGCGGTCGAGATGATCACGTCGGACCCTGTGGCGGAGTTCGTCGGTGAGACGAACCAGAAGCCCGTCAGCAACTCGACGTTCGATTCTCGGCTCGTCTACCCGCACACGATCGCGGTCATCGAGACCTTCTCGAACAAGTTCCGTCGGAACAAGGGCGCGCTGTACAACGCGCTCATCAGCCGTCTCCCCAACGCGCTCTCGGTCGCTTTCGACCGTGCGGTGCTTTTCGGTGAGGGTGCTCCGACCACGAACTTCGACACGTTCGAGGACGTGCCCTCGGTCAGCATCTACGCCAACCCGTACGCCGGTCTCCTGACCGCTCTCGGGTCGGTTGTCGACGCGGACGCGGACATCACCGGCTGGGTTCTCTCCCCGCAGGCGGAACTGCTGTTCCTCGGCCAGACCGATGACGCGGGTCGCCCGCTGTTCATCAGCTCGATGACCGACGACGGTTCGGTCAACCGACTCCTGGGTCGCGCGGCTCCGAAGCGCAAGCAGGTCGGACGCGCCGGTACTTCCGGTGTCGCGTCGACCATCGGCTTCGGTGGTGACTGGTCCCAGGCGGCGTGGGGTGTCTCGGACGGCATCTCGGTCGACATCAACACCAAGGGTTCGGTGACGCTCCCCAACGGGTCCGTCATCAACCTCTGGCAGCGGAACATGTTCGCGGTCCGTACGGAAATCGAGATCGGTTTCCGTGTCCGGAACGAGGACGCGTTCGTCCGTCTCACCGGGTCCACCCCGGCCTAACCGAAGGAGCACAGAATGGTCACGGTCATTCCGACCTATGGCACGAACGGCAAGGTCAAGCCCGAGCCGCTCAACGTGCCCGACCGTCTGGCGCAGCGTTACCTGGACAGGGGGTGGCAGCTGGCGGAAGGTGAAACCTTCGAGCCGACTGCCACCCGCCCCAAGGGTGGGCGTGTGCTGGAGGTCAATCAGGACCTCGTTCCTCGGACGTACAAGCCCGGTGAGAACGACGGTCTCGACACGGACACGTCGACGGGTGTGGACACGGGGCTTCCGCTCGGTGCCAACGATGTCGTGCGTGAGCCGCTGGTCCAGCAGGACGGGCGCAAGATCACGATGAACGTTCCGGACGGTCCCCGTCCTGGCGTTTCGGGCAAGACCAAGGCAGTCCTTCTCGGCATCGCCGCGACGGAAGGCATCGAGGTCGACCCCGAACTGTCCAAGCCGGAAATCAAGAAGGCGATCGAGGATGCACGCGGCGAGCCGCACAGCCTCCCCGACGCGACCGACAACAACCTCGATGAGGATGTCGAAGGTGGGGTCACGAACGACGACCTGATCGACGACGGACCCGACGAGGACGCGTAACACCAACCGAAAGGAGGGGCCGTGGTTCAGGGTAACCCAGCTACTCAGAGTGACCTGACATCACGGTCCTTCCGGACGTTGACCGAGGTCGAGAAGACAACCGGCACGACGTTGTTGGAAGACGCGTGGTATATGTTGATCGGCACATCTTATGGTCCGCGCATTCTTGCGGAGATGGGTTCGACCCCGCCCAACGCGGTGGTCATCTACAACGTCAGGCGTCTCCTTGCCAACGCGGTCCTTCGGGTGATCACCAACCCCGATGGGATTGTGGAGGAAGAGGGCGACGACTACCGCGCCAAGCGTGATGTGATCGTCTCGTCCGGTCGCCTGTACTTCCTCGAAGGGGAGATTGGCGATCTGTTCCCGGCTGCGGGTTCGGAGTCGGCGTGGACGATCACCCCCAGTCGCCGTACGACCCTTCGTCCTCCCCTGCCTGAGGACGCGTTCTACGAGCCGCTGATATGACGGGCATCAACTCAACCCACATCCGACGTGGGCGTGCGTTCAACGAACGGCTGATGTCGGGGACCTGCCGGATCACGATTATCACCGGCAAGACCCTCGACCGCGAGACTCTCAAGAACATTGATGTTGTGGAGGTCGTATACGAGGGCATCTGCAAGATTCGCATCGCAGCGGCGAGCGCGGGAATCTCCGAACGCGAGCCGTTGGGCCAGAACCTCGCGGTGCAAGAGAGCATCCTCTCGGTCCCTGTGGCGGAGTCGACCTCAGATATCGCGAAGAACGCGGACGTGGAGATGCTCACCAACGACGACGACCCGACCCTGGTAGGTCGGCATTGGCGGGTGAAGAAGTATTCAGCCCAGACGAGCGCAACCGCTCGTCGCATTGTGGTGGAGGACATCAGCTGATGGTCGATCGCATCGTGTTCGAGACGGATGAGATTGAACGTCTAGTCATCCATCTGTTCCAGGTCCCGAGCAAGATCATGGAGGAAGTGAATGGGGTCACCAAGACAACGACGCTCGCGATCCAGCGTGACGCTCGTGCTTCCGTCCGCTGGTCCCAAGGCGCACGGCTTGCCCCTTTGGTTAATGCAATCGGATACGACCTTCGGTTCGGCTTCGGTTCCGCTGAGGGTGAAATCGGATACGATCGTGACAAACCTCAGGGTAACCTCGGTCACATCATCGAGTACGGAGGATCGACGGGTTACAACTCCCCCAACGCCCCTCAACGAAACCTAGCGAACGCGCTCGCCAAGAACCGCGACGACTACGCCACCAACCTCAGGAAGGCATTCTATCGTGGGCTTGATTGAGGACGCTAACAACAAGGTGATCGAGCGCATACGGGCCGCTCCCGCGCTGGCGCAGATCACGTACGTGTCGGAGACGACCGAAGAGGACCCACAGCCGCTTCCTCTCCCCTACATCATGGTTTTCTGCGACAATGGGCAGTACACGAGCGAGATGCTCACCCAAATGTCCAGCCAGATGTACTTCAACTACACGATTCACATGGTGGGCGAGACGTTCGACCAGGTGAATGCGTTGGGCGACGCGTTGTACGGGCAGTTGCTCGACTGGCGTGCGACAGGGATTCCGGGGGCGAGGGCGTTTAAGATGATCGCCAACTTCTCCACTCCGGATAACACCAATGACTCCGTTCATCCGCCCTTGCTTTACCGGGTGGATGAGTGGGGTATGAGGCTCACGAGAGGATAAGGTGTACACACGAGTTCGAGACAAGCAGACCAAGCATCGTTTTGACGTGCTGGTCGAGTCGTTCAACCCTGCGGTTCACGAGAAGGTGACCTCGGGTCCAGTGTCGGGCGAGTCGCGGTACGTGCGACCCCCACAGCATTTCGTCGGCAAAGCCGCGAAAGAAGCCTCCGGCGAACCGTCCGGGGATACCAACAAAGAAAAGGAGGACTAAGGAATGGCTTTCGTTCCAGCGTCTATGCCCTCGGACGGTACTCTCAGGGTAACGTTCGTACCGACCTTCACGGGCAAGCTCACGGAGGTTTCCGCTCAGACGGCGATCGACCTGTCGTGCTACCTGACCCAGGACGGGTTCAACCCCGGCACCGATGAGACCTCAGTCGTCGACTCGCGGCTCTGCTCCAAGCAGGATTTCGAGCAGCCGGGTCGCACGTCGGAGTCGCTCGAACTCGGGTACGTGTTCAACACGCTCCTGACGACCGATGACCTCGCCCGTTCCACCCTCAAGAAGGGAACTGCGGGTGTGCTCGTGGTTCGCTGGGGACTCGATGTCGATGACGCCTGGGCGGTCGGCCAGGAGTACGACAAGTACGTCATCAAGACCGGGGTGCAGCGGAAGCAGCCCCCGGAGCAGAACTCGGTGTTGAAGATCATGCAGAAGGCCTTCATCACCGCTGCGGTCGAGCGCGACCTCAAGCTGGTCGCGTAACACCCAGTCCCATCGGGCGGGCGCGTTATCAGCCACGGAGCGCGCCCGCCTTCAACTTTATCCGTGGCTGGTTGATCCGTGGAGGAACACAATGTCAAAGCTCGATAACGTTCTCGATAAGGCGGCTTTCGCTTTCAAGGACGAGCCGTTCTGTCTGGACGGCACACTGAACATGCAGCGCGATCAGCTGCTCACCAACATCACGATCGCGTCGGCGGCGCAGGGCAAGCCCGGCACCGGCGATCAGCGCATCAACACGAACCCGCTGGGGGCGCTCAAGAAGGAGCTCG